CACAGATACAGGGCGTTTGTCTGGGTCTAACCCTAACATGCAGAACATGCCACGTGGCGGTACGTTCCCTATCAAGAAGGTGTTCAAGTCACGTTGGGAAGGTGGGCAGATTATGGAAGCTGACTTTGCACAGTTAGAGTTTCGTGTAGCTGCGTTCCTATCACAGGACAAGACTGCTATTGAGGAAGTGACCACAGGCTTTGACGTACACTCTTACACTGCAAAGGTTATCTCTGATGCAGGTCAACCAACCACACGTCAGCAAGCCAAGGAACACACATTTGCACCGCTGTATGGTGCCAGTGGGTTCGGACGTACAGAAGCAGAGGCTGCGTACTACAAGCAGTTCACTACCAAGTACAGTGGCATTGGTAACTGGCACAAAGAACTAGCCAAGGAAGCCTTGAACACAGGCAAGATACGTACACCATCAGGTCGTGAGTTCTCATTCCCTGACGTACAACGTAGACGCTTTGGCGGTGTGACATTTTTCACACAGATTAAGAATTATCCCGTGCAATCATTTGCAACTGCTGACATTGTACCTATATCTCTGATATACATTGATAAGCTAATGGGAGTAAACCAAATGCAATCCTGCATAGTCAACACAGTACATGACAGTATTGTGATTGACGTTCACCCAAACGAAACAGAAAAGGTAATCAAAGTAATAAACCGTACAAATGAAATACTTACGGCCTTGGTCAACAAGAAGTGGAACATAGACTTTAATGTGCCTCTATTATTAGAAGCAAAAATCGGTCCTAACTGGCTTGACACAAAGGACGTAGCCTGATATAACTATAAGTTCGCAAAACAGAAAAGGAGACTTACATGAATCAAGTAGCAACACAAACAAACTTCACCGACATGGCAAAGCTGATGGGCATGAGTGCCGATACAGATCAAGCACCAAAGGTGTCCACACTTGCACGTCTACGTATTAGTCACACCCCTATCATGGGTGAGTCAGAAGTAAACGGCAAGAAGGTGAAGATGGAAGTTGTTGAGGGTGGTACATACAAACTGGAGATTCCAGATGGCCCTACCTACTACGCAAGTAAAGCAACCATTCGTCCATACGTACAACGTTTTATGTATAAGCGTTTCGTCATGGGCAATGACAAGACACCAAACCGTTACATCAAAACTGTAATGGCTGACAACCTTAACATTGATCTGAAAGACAATGATGGTGGGTTCAACTGCGGTAAACCTGCGGGTTACATCCAAGACTTCAAGGCACTGCCTGAGAAGACACAGGATTTGATTCGTCAGATTAAACGTGTTCGTGCTGTGTTCGGTACAGTTGAACTGGTTGATCCAGTAGATGCATCTGGTAATCCAGTTGAGGTGGCAGAGATGCCATTCATCTACGAAGTAGAGAACCGTGATGCGTTCAAAACTATCGGTGGTGTATTTACCAAACTAGGTAAGATGCGCCGACTACCACCAATGCATTATGTTACACTTACTACAAGTGAGCAGTCCCTACCAAATGGGAATAGCTTCTACCTACCAGAGGTGCAGCTAGACCTACAAAACACATTGGACTTGGACGATGATGCACAAGAAACACTAGGTAACTTCTTGGCATGGATCACCAACTACAATGAGTACATCGCAAATGCATGGGATGAAAATGCTCACAAGCATGAGGATGTAGATACTGCAACAGTCGATGACTTTATCGACATCAGTGAAGAGGACTTCTCGTAATGCATCACCCTGCCGAAATGAAACTGCACCAGTTTATGACTGACGCAGCCAATGGGAAGAGTACGTTCACAGATGAACAGGCTCAAGAGATTGGCGCAGAGGTTGCGGCTGCTGTAGTACGTCAGTTCGGCAGCGGTAAGTCTCGTGGAGAGTTTACACTTAGGATGTCCAACATTGGGCGTCCTTCGTGTCAGCTTTGGTTTGATAAGAATAAACCTGAGACTGCTCTGCCGAAGCCTTCGACATTTGTAATGAACATGATGATAGGAGATATAGTTGAAGCAGTATTCAAAGGATTACTCAAAGCATCAGGAGTCGAGTTTCAAGACACTGATACAGTCTCTCTCAAGGTTGGAGACAAAGATGGTACTATCGTTCGGGGTAGTTATGATCTTGTGCTTGACGGTGCTGTTGACGATGTAAAGTCAGCGTCACCTTGGTCTTACCAAAACAAGTTTGAATCGTTCGATACCTTATCTAAAGGGGATTCATTCGGTTACGTAGGACAACTAGCTGGCTACGCAAAAGCTGCCGACAAAGATGTAGGTGGTTGGTGGGTAGTCAACAAAGCCAATGGCGAGTTCAAGTATGTACCTGCCAAAGGCATAGACAGTGAAGCAGAGTTAGCTAAAATAAGTAACACTGTAGAAACTGTTAATGATAATGAGTTTAAACGTTGCTTCAAAGCTGTACCTGAAACATATCGGGGTAAGCCTAGTGGTAACTATGTGTTAAATGACAACTGTAAGTTCTGTGACTACCGTTTCGAATGTTGGCCTACTCTACAAGAGTTACCATCAAAGGTGTCACAAGCCAAAGAACCTAAGACAGTTGGTTATGTAGAAATAAAGGAGTATTAAATGTTAGGTGATGATGAAATCAAAGAACTTCAAGATGAGATCAAGATGCTTGAAGAACAACTGCGTGAACGTAAACGTGAACTCAGTGAGAAACGTTATGCAGGTTTACGTGCAGCAATGGAAGCACGTAAGGAAGCAGACCAACTACTTAGTGAAGAACTAAAGGCACTAGGTGTTCGTCGTGTTAACTGGCATCCCTTTATCTAATGAAACGTTTTAGCGCAGCAATGAAGCACGGGTATCGTAGCGGTCTTGAGGTCAAGGTCACTGAGTACTTGAAGGAAAATAAAATTCCTGTAAAGTATGAGGCAATCAAGATCGAATGGGAAGACTTGATGTACCGCACATATACCCCTGACTTCGTGTTGCCTAACGGTATCATAGTAGAAACAAAGGGGCGGTTCACATCAGATGATCGCAGGAAACATAAGCTGATCAAGCAGCAACATCCTGACCTTGATATACGGTTTGTATTTACAAATAGTAAAGCTAAACTGAGCAAGGGGGCAAAGACAACCTACGGCATCTGGTGTGAGCGTAACAAGTTTTTATACGCAGATCGTTATCCACCACTGGAATGGCTTAAAGAGAAAGGTAAAGATAAACATCCAGAACTAATAGAGTTCCCACTAGAGAAAATAAAAAGGAGTTAGTATGAGTAAAGAACAAGAGAAAATATTCGTAGACTTTGAGCCAAATGATTTCATCATTCGTATCTCACCTGTGCTAGATGACGATGATGCTTGGACAGGGGAGTTAACAGTAGGGTATCTTACGTTAGATGAAAACTATCTAAATGAAAGTGACTATACACATGTAGATATGGTAACCAATTTAACGCTTTCCGCTATTCCGCTTATGGAAGAGGACATAGAGATACGTAATAGGCTTTACAAATACACTACATCTGTGTTAGAACAAGAAGGTAAACCTGTTGTTGAAAAGGAAGACGACAGTAATGTAATTAAACTACGATTTAACTAAGGAGATTGATATGGCAGACAATGTAAACCAACCACCACACTATAATCAAGCTGGCATTGAGTGCATTGATGCCATTCAAGCTGCAACTGGTGATGGCTTTGAGTATTACCTACAGGGTAACATACTTAAATATATGTGGCGTTATCGCTACAAGAATAAAACTGAAGACCTTAAAAAGGCTCAGTGGTATTTGAACAAATTGATTGAGGTGAAAGATGATAGTCAAAGTATTCTTGACTTTGGAGATTGATGAAGATGATTACCCTGTTCCTGTTGATGGTCACATTGACGAAGAGGTTGAAGAAACAATGAGAGAACTCGTCTATGATATAGACGGAATGAGCATAAGAACAATAAAAATATTAACGGAGTAGACATGGAAACTTATGGCCCAACATTACCTATCTCAGAAGAGATACACTCAATGAAGTATCGCTCAAAAGGCGAAACATTTAGAGAAGCTATGACACGTGTAGCTGAAGCACTTAAAGATAACGAAGAACATTTTAATAATTTTAGAAACATTCTGTACAACCAACGCTTTCTACCTGCAGGGCGTGTACAGTCAGCAATGGGAGCACCACGGCGTGTGACCCCCTATAACTGTTTTGTATCTATGACTATCGAAGATAGCATGGATGGCATCATGGAAGCTGCTCGTCGTGCAGCAGAGACAATGCGTTTAGGTGGCGGTATTGGTTACGACTTCTCTACGCTACGTCCACGGGGTACACTGATCAAATCACTAGATAGTAAATCATCTGGTCCAGTATCTTTCATGGGTATCTTTGATGCCGTATGTAAGACTATTGCATCAGCAGGTCATCGTCGTGGTGCACAGATGGGCGTTCTACGTGTAGATCATCCAGACATTGAAGAGTTTATTCGTGCTAAGAATAACAGTGATACACTTACACAGTTCAATATCTCTGTAGGCGTGACTGATGAATTTATGACTGCTGTTAAAGATGACTTAGACTTCGATCTACAATTCGATGGACGTGTATATAAAACTGTGAGTGCTCGTGCACTATGGGATGACATCCTACGCAGTACATGGGATTGGGCAGAACCTGGGATTCTATTCATTGACCGTATCAATAATAAGAACAACCTACATTACGCAGAAAAGATCGCAGCAACTAATCCATGTGGTGAGCAACCACTACCACCAAACGGTGCCTGTCTACTAGGTTCATTTAACCTAACTAAATATATTCTTGAGCATGATGGTAAGTACGTGTTCAACATGAACCAACTACGCAATGACATTCCACATGTTGTTCGTGCTATGGATAACGTAGTTGATCGGGCTACATACCCATTAGAAGAACAGGAGCAAGAGGCTAAGAGCAAACGCCGCATGGGTCTAGGCGTTACTGGTGTGGCTAATGCTATTGAGGCACTAGGGTTTGAGTACGGTAGTGAACGTTTCCTAAAGACTCTTGAAGAAATTATGGGAGTAATCAGAGATGTTTCATATACTACGTCTGTTTCATTGGCTATGGAGAAAGGAGCATTTCCTCTATTTAGTCAAGCGTATCTTGGTTCTGATTTTGCTAAGTCTTTGCCTGATGATATTCGTGATCTCATTAGCAAGCACGGTATTCGTAACAGTCATCTTCTATCTGTTGCACCAACAGGAACTATCAGCTTGTCAGCCGACAACGTATCCTCTGGAATCGAACCTGTCTTCTCACATTACTACGACAGAACTATCCAAACCTTCGACGGACCTAAGACAGAACGAGTAGAAGACTACGGCTACCGTGTGTTTGGCATCAAGGGTAAGACTGCTGATGAACTATCTGTGTTTGATCACGTGAAAGTATTGAATGTGGCATCACGCTTTGTTGACTCAGCATGTTCTAAGACATGTAATGTTGGTGACAATGTATCATGGGAAGACTTTAAGAAAGTTTACATGGATGCATACGATGGTGGTGCATCTGGCTGCACTACATTCCGAGCAGCAGGTAAACGCTACGGTATCCTAAACGCATCTTCATCTGAGGATGTAGTAGAGGAACCACAGGTAGAAGAGACACAGGACTACGTAGATGAAGGTGGTGCATGTTACTTCGATCCTACAACGGGGCTGCGACAGTGTGAGTAGAAATCGCAAGATTACACTGAGCAAAGTTCCTTCACCCTGCATACAAGTGTGTCGTATTCAACACGGCTACTGTGCAGGGTGCAAAAGAACTATTGACGAAATTCGTGATTGGGTTATAATGTCCGAGTACGAACAACTTAAACTTAAACGTGAACTAATGTGGAGGAAAGATAATGAATCAACCAACCCGTAAGCAATTTAGCCGTGCACTTTATGAAGCATACGATGGCCCTGCAAAGGATGCCCTCGTACAATATCTGCAAAACTCAGGACATGAGATTGAGAGCACAGAGGAAAACTATGGTGCTGATATTGTATCATCTAAAAAAGATTATACATACTTCAATGAAGCAGAAGTAAAGTTAGCATGGGATGGAGATTGGCCTACACATTGGAAGGATATACGTATCCTTGAACGTAAGAGTAGGCTATTAGATAAATACGAAGGGGAAAATGGGGTACTTAACTTCTATATCTTTCGCAAAGATTTGAAGCAAGCGTGGCGCATCAAAGACACAAGCCTTACAAAGGATCGTCTAGGTGAAGCCAAGGGTAGAAACATTCTCAAGGGAGAGTTATTCTATCATGTACCTTACACAGAAGCAGAGTTAATCAACATAGCATAAGGAGAATATCATATGTCTTATTCACACAAGAAGTCTAGAAAAGAACGTGGTCTAGGTAAGTATGATGCACCATTAAAGTTTCAATACGAACAAGGGTACGGAGACTTTAAACGGGGGCGGGTAAACTGCCCCTACCATAAAGACACGATGCAGAATCGTGAGTGGACTAGGGGGTTTAATACTGCCTACTACGAGCAGCTTGAGAAGGTAAAGGAATATGAAGCTAGAGGAAGAGGCTAAAGCATACATGGAGCAAAAGTACGAAAGCCTAAACTTTAAGTCTTATCAAGACATGGCAGCAGAAACTGCCGTGTACAAACATGAACATCAGGTAATCTACCCTGCACTAGGTCTAGCGGCAGAAGCAGGGGAAGTTGCCAACAAAGTAAAGAAGATATTACGTGATGGGAAGTTTGACAGAAATGCCATAGCAGATGAAGTGGGGGACTGCTTATGGTATATTGCGGCACTATGCCGTGACCTGAATGTAGATATGAAAGAACTTGCAAAGAACAATCTTCGTAAGCTACATGACAGGAAATCAAGGGGTGTCATTCAAGGGTCAGGTGACAACCGATAAGAAAAGAGGGGGCTGTGATGGCCCCCTTTGTTTATCTACGTTTTAATTCGTCACGTTTTGCTGAATACATAAGAAGTCTTTTCACATCTTCAACACTTCCAAAGTCTACTTCTCTACCCGTCATTCGTATGAAGTCAGCTTCAGCAAGTCTACGACGATCTTTACCAAGAGCCATGAATTTGTTAATACTATTTTCAAGAGGCTTCTTAATCATACTATCACCTTCACCAATTATACCTCTGTACTTATTGATGTTACTTTTTATATTGTCACGCATATGGATGCGTACATACTCAGGTTCAGTGTATGCTTCTTGAAGATCAGCATCCCTGTTCCACTCTGCTCTTGCACGTGATCCTGCTGATCTGGCTAAGTCCATAAACATAGGCATCTTTTCACTGACCTTCTCATTCTGATAAGACTGCACAGAGATCATCTTATGTTTACTCCCAAGATCGTAGTTAGGATCATCAATACCTATATTTGAAAAAAAGTTTATAGTAGCATTGCGTTCATTTAAAGCACGACCTAACAACACTCTCCACATAATATTATCACGTGTCTCACCTGTATCGGTAATGGTTTGCTTCTGATCTAATGCTGCTTCCGCATCTGGGTCCATCAATCCA